GTTCTGCTTAGATACAGCGTTGTTATAGTCATACATATACCCTTCAAATATCTCCATCTGAGCTTGCTTGGCAAATAGATTGAACTCCTCTGGAGTTATGTACCCTCTATTGTCCTTACTTATAATTGAAAGTACTGTATTTCTGACGTTATCGATCATCTCTATAATTTATACAAAGATAATAAAAAAAGGGCACTCGTTATGAGCGCCCTTTTATCTGTGCTTTACAGAAAATGATTATGCAAAAGCAATAGTAGATACAGCAACTGGAGGAACTACTGTCAAAGCAGGCTTAGTCCAAGGTGTCTGTAATGCAGCAATCATTTGATTCTGAATGAAGTCTCTGAAGTCATCATTAGATACTGATCCGTGAGTAATAGTTAAAAGATCAGATGTAGCACTACCTGCTGCATACTGAATAGTAGTTGTAGTTGCATTTACTTGTTCAACAATAACTACACCTATTACTGATACTAACTGGGATGTACCTCCAGATAAAGGGATTCTTAAAAACTTTTCCATGTTTAAAAAATTTATGGGTTAAAAATAAAGTACAAATATACTAATTATTCTGCATATATATTTTCAAGTATCTTAAAGAAGTCTAAACCTGCATCAGAGTGCAACCATGCGGCTAACATATCTGTTGGTTCAGATCCAAAAGGTACTGTAAGAATTTTCTTTTTATTATCTGCTATGTTATAGAAGATGTCCTTTCCACCTCTCAGTGTTACGTAACCATCTTTAAATGCTCTAGCAGCTAGGTTGTTTAAGTCGATGTCTGGATCTCCAATTGCATCTAAGAAGTCTTGTGGATATGACTCTGCATAACGCATAAGGTCATACTTAATCTCAGCCGTAGACATCTTGTCTACGTTTCCACTCAATAGAGTACGAGCAATAGCAAGTTGTGTATTAAAGTCTAGAGACTTGACAGCGATAATTGCGTCAGTTCTTAGATCTAGTTCAGCCATTCTCTCTTCAGCATCCTTCTCTGGATCAAATAGATAGAATACATTTCCACCATTTTTTTCGTTCCCAGGATGGATCTCTAAGAAGTCTTGTAACGACTTGTTATTTTTTGAAACATTTAGTATACCCTCTTCAAATACGATAGGCTCTAAGATAGCCGTGTCGTCTTGTTCGTCGATAAATGGTGACTTGTGGTTGATTGAATAACGCATAGCTCTATTGCTTCCATTCTCATCTGTAAAAAGAAGACGGCTACGACGTGTATCCCGTGATGGGATGTACTGACTTAATGGAGACTTACCTCCTGATAGGACGTATGTACGGTCCTTTGTTTCGTTTGTTTTTTTCATTTGATTTAAATTATAATATGTAAAAAAAATAGGGAGAGACACTTATGCCTCTCCCTAAGGTATTAGTTTTTGAACTCAAAGAAGTTATTAGCTCCTAATGTACAAAGTGCACGTTCAGATAAGTAATTTACAAACATTGCATCAACATCACTGTTGCTTGCTCCGCCAGCAGAACCTGTAATCCAAGACTTCATCTTACGGTTTTCGTTGTTAACCATTCGGTAACGAACGTGTAAGAATGGACGCTTAGCGTTAGATCCAAGAACTTGGTCATAAACTGTAGTTGTTCCAGCAGGAACCAATACTCCGTTTACACCACCACCGTTAAGACCACCACGTAATGTAGCGTCGTTCAAGTATTTCCAGTCTGACTTGTAGAAGTCATAAGATCCACGACGGAATCCTGTGAAACCTAAGTTCAATGCGATATCAGAATCGTTGTTGAACATACCGTAAGAAGTACCACCAACTCCATAAGAGTTTTGTGTAGCCAACATATCGTCTAAGTCTAAAGAGAACTGACGGTTGATGAACAATGTGTTCTCAGCGATAGATCCTTGACCATCAAGACGCTCGATAACTGTATCAAAGTCAGCCATTGTAGATGGGTTACCACCAGACCAAACATTTCCTCTTTCTTCGATAGAAGCGAACAAACCTTGAGATCCAGCAGATGGAGTAGCACCTGAAGACAAGTAAGCAAGAGCACCTGAACCTGTTTCAGCTTCAACGTGTTCTACAGACATCATCTCTAATTGATCCTCGTAACGTAGACGTGTCTCAGCCTCAGCTTTGATGTACCACAAGAAACCGTTAGCTCCATTTTCAGAAGATACTTCGATCCAACCAATTTGAGCCATGTCAGAACCAGAAACCTCAAAACGGTCCTTAATGATTACTGGCTTAACGTCAAAGATATTTACCTCTGGAGTAAGTGATCCTTCCATTCCAGCAGATCCTTTTTTGAATTCAGAACCATAAACGAATGCAGTAAATACAGCAGCTAAATCAGCAGCAGCAATACCACCAGCGTTATACAATGCAACCTTGAAACGAGTTGTGTCTGGTGTTCCTGTTTGAGCAATAACAATACCCTTGTAAGAACTTCCACCTGCGTTGTTTGATAAGAACACAACCTGTCCTAATCTAAAGTTACAGATCTCTGTACCGATGTCAAAAAGAACTTGATCATCTGCCGCTGTAGGAGATACTGGAGTTACCGTTGTATACTTTGTATGCAAACGACCTTGCTCAGACCACTTAATCAAGTCAGAAGCGAAAGGAATTTCAGCAGTTCCTACGTTACGTAAGAAACCAGTGATTGTACGATTACCGTATCCTTCGAACTCATTCTTGTCAGTCTCAGGAAGGTACTGATTCAAGAAGTCGAAGTCAGTAATGTAATTGTTTTGTAATGTTGATTGTACCGACGAAGGAGTTAATTCTACTCCTGGCGATGCGTTAATTGTTCCAGCCATTTTGTTTTTGTTTTAGCGTTTTCTAATTTTAAAAGTATCATTCTGACCAGTGTCTACTACCTTAAATGTCATCCCGTTCGATTTCTGAGCTGGAGTCGATCCACCTCTAACCATGTCGATGTTCTTTCCATCCTTCTCGAAACCAGTTGTAGCCTTTGCAACTCCTCTATCTGTGAAAAACTTTGCGAACTTGTCAGGATCAGAAGCTATAGTCATTGCTCGGTGGAATTTTTCAGCGTCCTTTAAGAACCCTTTTTCGTCCAAGAATGAACTGATTAGGTTATTTAATGTAGACTGTTCTTTCAAAGCGTTTACATCTGCTGGCTTGTAGACAACTCGTTCCCCATCGATATCAAATCCGAAACCTTCGAACTTATCGGTGAATAACTCGTTAGTCTTATCAGCAAAGTACTGCGACTTCTTCTGTTGTTCCTCCTGCAATTCAGTATTGCTGGTCTTATTTGCCGTGTTGGCTTCGTAGTCCTCTCTATTAGCTTCTTGAATTAACGGCTCTCTTGACTCAAGGGGTACGTTGTATTTTTCTTTCTGCTCATTAAAGTACTGCTTAGCCTTCTTTAGCTCTTGCTTAAGTGCCATCTTTCTATCTGCAATATCTTCGTCAGAGTCTAGGTCCTCGTCATAGCTTAGCTTACTAAGTCTATACTCAACCTCTTCCTCGTCGTCTCCGTTATCCTTATAGAAGTCAGACAATAATTTATTTGTAGGGATCTTGTCAATGTCTCTGCTTAACTTAGCGAAGTCATCGATTCCTCTTCCCGTCTCTTTATTATACTTATGGAATGCCGCCACCTCTGCGTCTAACTGTTCTGGCTCATTACTTGCCTTGAACAGGTCGTCAATACTGGCAACATCCTTGTTATATTTTGTTCTAATATGTGAAAGAACGACATCGTCATTTATCTCATTTGATTCAGTAACTAGTACTGGATCTTCTGTAATTATTTCTTCTTCTACGATAGGTTCTTCATTCGGCAATTCAGCCTCCTTAATAACTTCCGCTTCTCTTTCTGCCATAGATGACTGTTCGCCATCTACGATTCTAATCTTAAAATCACTCATTTAATTTAATTTAATTTAACAATTCCATTTATCAAGTGCGAGCTTCTTTCTTGTAGGCTCTCCATTTGGCTTCTTCATTGGTCCTGGTACTCCAGACATTCTTGCACAGAATGATTTTCTACGTGCAGCGTCCTTACTCCCAGGTTTTAATTCTGACGGCTTCTTTGTAACGGCCATCTTTAATTTTGATCCAGGGTTCTCCTTCTTATATGAAGCAACACCCTTAGCGTTTAATCCTCCAGTCTTCGACTTACCCTCTTTGCGTGTCCAGGCTGCTGTTTTCATTAGTTATATACTCTTATTTCTATTGGTGTATTTGATAACTGATCAATAACTAAAGAACTTGTCATGTCAAAAGTTAATAATTGAATTTGAGAAGTAGAATTACAATAAATTTCAAAAACTCCTAATGGAGACGCATTATCATTAGTTGTTCCTATAAATGATAAAGTTTTATTCTCTGTAAATAATCCATCAGAAAAAATATTATAAATTCCATCTTGTTGATAAGCAAACCAAATATTCCCAATAGTATTCTCTAATACAGTTACTACTGGAGCACCTGAGTTGTAGTATAATATAGAATTATGAGCCCAATTAGCAGGAGTAGTTCCTGTTGCTATAAATGATGTTCCATTATTACTATTAGGGGCCCCAACATTAGTAAAATCATCTCCTCCATCTCCTTCTCCTATTAAATAAGTTGTCCCGACAACTAAAGGACTTTCCGATAAATATAGCTCATCACTTCCACCACTCTGTGTCAACAAAGCAGTGAATGATTTATATCCTCTAATCTCATCAAAAGTATAAGGCTGCGTTAAACTATTTAATCCATTAGTCTTTCTCTCTACTAAATTTACAGATTCTGCTATTCCTATAAAACGCGTTCCTGATGGTATCATATTTTTTTTATTTATTTACAAAATTACTCAAAAAACTAATACCCTATTATCGAGGATTGAATGACGACAAGTCAAACCCATCCAAGCTATCCTCGTTGCTCTCAAAGTTTACTGGAGGAAGGTTGTTCTTTCTCTGATCAATTAACTTAGACTGAGCCGTAGCTTGCTTATTAACTCTCTCATCCTTAGCGTCTTCCTTCTTAGTCTCTCTCTTTATAAGGTTATCTGTCTCGATACCCTTAAGCTGCATGTTGTAGTCAAACTCGATCTGCATAAGCTCCTTCTTGCTAGCAACCTCAGCAGCTAGTAGTTGAATAGCAAATCCAGTCTCTGCCTCCTTAAGTGCTATCTTAGACTGGGACTCAATCTGTGCTGTCATCTGCTTCTGTTCTGATGCCGCTTGTTGCGTCTGCATGTTCATCTGCATCTGTATCTGAGACTTCATGTCCTCACGATCTTCTAGTGCCTTCTTCGTCTTCTTACGCTTAACCTTAAGCATCTCGTTAGCTAGCTTCAGGTTCTTAATCATCCTAATATCGATAGCGTCCTCTAAGTCGATCTGCTGCTGTTGCAATGACATCTGAATGTTCTGCTCAAGCTGCGCTCTCTCCTCTACGTCTGGCTCTAGTTCGATAAATATACCGAACGAGTGTAGGTACAGGTTCTTAATGTCTTCTAGTATGGCAAGGTTGTACTTACCAACCTGCATCGCAAATTCGTCCTTGAAGTCTGCGTACTCAAGTATGTCTGAGATACGAAGTGATATGCAAGTTGCAAGTCTTCTAGTTATAGAAAGTCCTGCATTTAGTATGTGTCTTGTAGCGGTGTTACTATTCAACGCTGCCATCTTCTGGATACCAACCAAGGCATCTGGATTAGGAGTTGACGCATCACGAGCCTCGTTAAGACCAGTCACATCGCGTATCATATTTAACTGGTAGTTGTACGCACCAATAAGTGCCTGCATCTTACCGCTTCCGCTTGAACTATTTAATTCTTGAATTGGAACACGTGCGTTATTAAACTCACCGTCTCCAGTATAGCTACGTCCTACTACCGATCCAGTCTGGAAGAATAGCTTAAGTGCGTCCTGTGGTGTGTATGCCGCTCCAGTTCCTAGGTCAACCTCACTTAGTCCGTCTGCATCTAAGAACACCCCGTCTGGAACTACTCTAGATAACACCTGCTGTAGCTTAAGGTGTGTCAACTGTATCTGATCAGCGAATGGGATCATACGTCTAACCAAAGACTCGATACGACCCTTGTACATCCTTGGAGCTGAGATGACGTAGTTAGATAACGCCTTCTGGCTAGCAGCCTCTGGACGGATCATGTTCTTCTGCATCTCCCACTTAAGTAGTATGCTAGAACCAAGGACCATCACGCCCTCGTACCACACATCCTTAACTGCCTCAACTCTTTCGAATCTTTCTTCTTCAGACTCTGGTGGATTGAACGAGTCGTCTCTCTGGATAACTCTCTCTCCTCCGTTCTCTAAGAACTTCTTCTTCCATACAAACTTCTTGTCTACCTTGTAGGTAAAAGAAAGTACAGAAATTAATTCTGAACTGAACGGGTCGTCCTGTAGCTGACTAATGATTGTGAAGTTATTGTACCACGCACTTCCGTAGCGTCTAATCTCTTCTAATTTTTCATCCGTAATTGTCGGATCAATCTTCTTTAATTCTGTGTAGTGTATCTGCTTAACGTCTCCAGCATAGTAGATGTCTGAGAAGTCTGCCTTCTCTGTGTAACTATAAACTAGGTTCGCTGGATCTACGTACTCAATCTGTACGCCAGCTCCTGGCAAGAACGTATGCTTAGCAGCACCAATTCCTATTGTGGTGATGTCGTAATCAATAGCTGGCTTGATAGAGTCAGCGTATTCATTCATCTCAAATATCGTGTTAATAGCAACCTCTTCAGCAATCTCAACGCTTGGCTTAAACTTAAGCTGCATGTATAAAGAAAGCTCCTCAGGTGTATCTGGTAATTCTTCTGGTGGCACGTTGAACGCATCAATACCAAAGCCTTCCTTAGCCTTCATAAGGAAGTCCTTAGCGACCATGTCCTGCTCTACAGTTTCTTGAAACAAGTTCTTCTTCTCAGCGGATGATATATCTTGTGATTCAGCCTTGATAGAATACACCCTGTCGTTCATACCGTTAACAACGATATCAACAAACTTAGGTATGATAGGTATGATGGACCAGTCTAAGTTAAGGTAAGATAGGTCACCATCGATAGCCATCCCCTCCTTGTATTTACTTATGGATTGTTCTCCACGAGAGTACAACCTAAGCTGATGAAAATCAAAGGCCTGGTCATAGTATCTGCAAGAGTTTCCGCTAGTTCGTTTAAACCATTCTGACTCTATCGCCTTACCGACAGACAGCCCATACTCCATTGATGCCTTCTCAGCATCTGACGCCATCTGACTTGGAAAGGGGCTGTTTTTTATGTTTATAGATGGTTTATCCATTATATCTTAAATTGACTTTTTGATCCCTTATTATCATACCTTGCAAAATTAAACATAATTTTCGACTTTTCGATTTGGCGCTCAAAGGTATACTCCCTCGTAGCCATAATTGCAAGGCCAGAACTTATGGACGCATCATGCTTTGTACGATTATTTATATCAAACCTAGCCCAGTCTTCTAACGTCTTGGTAAAGTACATGTTACCCATCTCGTCTGGGTCCCTGTACGTGCCCTCTGCGTCATATCCTACGTGCTCCTCATTATAGGATCCTATGGCGGAGGCGTGAGCCTGCTTCATGTCTTCAGATGAGTTAGGCACACCACCAAGTTCTAGCTCTGTCTTTGATAACTTAGAGATGTGCTTGTCTGGTCTATTTACCGAGTATGCCCTGTACCCCCTATTCTTTAAGTGATAGAGGAGCCTGGTCTTATTATTCTCAATTAGGCATGGCATGCCGTAGTACACAAGGGCCATCAACACATCCTCGAAGAAAATCTCAGCGGTCTGTGTCCTTGTTACGTACTCTAAGAAGAACTGGTTAACTGGGGCAGCCTGCTCCATGTGGAACTTAGTCTTGCCATGCAGTGCGCCGTTAGATCCACCACCACCCACAACTCCAGATATATCATAAGGGTCACACCCAAACGCACCTAGGTGCTTGTTTCCTGGAACGTGCTTACCGTGCCTGTCCTTCTCTCTCCTATTCCTTAACTCTAATGGAGGCCGCCATGCGATCAAGAACCTTCCGTTAGTCTCTGGAGTCCACACA